GAAAGGCATTGGCGAAGGCGGCATTTCTGTTCAGGGGTTCATTGACGCCCTGGCGGCAAGCGAAGCCAGCGCCACGCTGTCGCCGCCCGAGAGCGGGTACGAAGGCAGAGGCGGCGTCCTGTACACCGCAGACGAAATCGAAACGCGCGATGCCATCTACGAGGTCACCGAGACCGTCTATGCGGCAGTCAACAAAGAGACCGGCAAGCGCATGTCTGCGGGCGTCGAGATCAAGCTTGTTGATGGCCAGCCGCGCGCCTTCAAGAAGGGCGAGGACATCACGGAGCAGGTTGATATCAACAGCTCTGAGAAGGTTCTGAAGGACGCCGTCGTCACCAAGGTGCGCGGCAAGATCACGGTCACGCGTAGCGGTGAAAATGTCACCAAGAGGGTTACCGCTCGTGAGATTGAGAAGGGCAGCTTCACCTTCGTCAAGGGCACCAACGAGAGGGTCAAGACCCTCACCCCGGCCCAGCTTATTGACCGTCAGGTCAAGGATGGGTCGCTGCTGATCAAGCAGCTGGGTGATGGCCAAATCTACTACGCATTGAAGGACGGCAGCGACTACGAGTTTGCCGGCGTGCCTGCTCTCCCCGGCGACAAGACGCTCACCAGCGTCGTCAACAATGAACTGGGGGCAGGCGGCATCGCGGGCCCAGCAGTGCTACTTGATGCTATCGCCAACGGCGCAACTGTGCTAGACTGTTTTGCTGTCAAGAGCGCGTCGTTCCCGGACGGGTTCTTGCCGGCGCTCTACAGTGTTTTCGGCTTTGAGGTTGCTGGCAGGGTGCCGTTCAACCCTGAGTTTTTCTCAGGGAACCTGGCTGACGCGGAAGCCTTCTGGACGAAGGGCAAGTGGAAAAAGGACGACGGTTATCCTGACGTCGTCGTGATGAGGTGGAAGGGTACAGATGCAGACCGAAAAGGTATCCTCGAAAGATATCTCCGCAGCGGCCTTGAGGGTCTTCTCGCGGGAGGAACTTCAGCAAATGCCAGATCCTTCCTTGCTGACGTTAGGAACGCTGATCGAGAAGCGGCTGTTGAAGGACGGCCCTCCGCCGACGCTGGAGGAGCTGCAAGGGATCAGGGAGCTGGTGACGCAACATCTGTGGCATCCCGCGCTCAGTCAATTGTCCGAGGCATCGCAAGCCTCACCGACGCCGAAGCCCGAAACCTAGGCCTGGATCCGAAGGATCGAGACAAGGTCGCAGCCCTGCTAGACGAAACCATAAAGGCCCCCTCACCGGGGCCTTCTTCGTCTCAGGGCACAACCACGCTCTATCAGCCGTTCGACGGCCCGGCCGCCGAGCCAGTGTCGAAGGCGGCCCAAGCTTTGTCCGACCTCAAGAAGACCGGCTTCGTCTCTGACCAGCAGGTGATCGGCATCCTGGGCGAGTTCCCGGGCTATCTGCAGGAGGTGGCCAAGTTCATGGCCGAGCAGCGCCAGAAGCTGCTCGACGGCAAGATGACGCTCCGCGACGTCGCCAAGGCCTACTTCATCACGGTCAGCTCGATGGGCTCCGGCGCCAAGAGCGCCGATATGGTCGCCAACAAGACCGGCTTGCAGGTGCCGCAGCAATTTATCGAGAACGGCAAGCTGCGCCCAGAGGAGGCGGCTGCCGCCTGGCTGGGCACGCCTGACGGCCAGGCCGCGCTTGACGCCCTCGAGCGGGGCGAGTTCCGCGATGACCTGTGGCAGAAGGGCACCGCCGTCCGCACCGCTTACGGCGACGACCGGCACGCCACGATGGGCTCCATGAAGCCTGCCGGGAAAAACCAGTTCTCGATGCAGAACCTGCAGGGGCTGGTCGAGGAGCTCAACGCCGCGAAAGGCAACAGCGCCAAGATCCAGGCGGCGGTGACCAAGCTCAAGGGCATAGGCACCGGCAAGCAGGGCTTCATCGGGCACCTCCTCGGCATGGGCAACGTCCCTACGATCGACGCCGTCGAGATCAACACCTGGATCGCAGGGCAGGGCGACATCTCCCAGCTGAAGAACAAGCGCGCTGATCTCGCCCGCCGGATCAAGGAAAGCTCGTCGGACCAGCGCGTCTCAGCCGAGCTGCTTGATCGCGTCACCAAGCGGTTCGAAGGCATCCGCAAGAAGGTAGGCGCGGATCAGGTGGACCCGCAGGTGTGGCAGCACATCGCTCACCACTGGCTGTGGGACCGGGCGAAAGGGATCGAGACCACGCACGGCGGCCTCTATGAGGCGATGCGGTTCTATCAGAAAGGTCAATCCACCCAGACCTTCGCCCGCGGCTCGATCGAGATCGCACCGAACCGGGCGAACTTCACCATCACGCTCACCGGCAAGGCCGACCTCTCGACCTTCATGCACGAGGCCGGCCACTACTACCTCGAGGTGATCCAGGAACTGGTCGAGAGCGGCGCCGCATCGCCCGAGATGGTCAGGGATCTCGAGACGATCCGCGGCTGGATGGGGCTGGACCCGACCCAGAAGATCGACCGCAAGCACCACGAGCAGTTCGCCCGTGGCTGGGAGGCCTACCTCATGGAGGGCCGCGCCCCGTCTGCCGAGCTGCAGGGCGCCTTCAACCGTTTCCGCGCCTGGCTGGTGTTCATCTACAAGCGGCTGACCGCCCTCAACGTCGAGCTCACCGACGACGTGCGCTCCGTCATGGACCGGCTCATCGCCTCCGACGCGGAGATCGCCGAGGCCCGCACCAATATCGGCTGGGCCAAGCCCCTGCCGAAGGAGGCGCTGTTCCTGTCGGACGACGAATACGACCGCTATGTCGAGGCGTGGAACAAGGCCTCCGAAGCCCAGCAGCGGGAGGTCGATGCCAAGCTGATGCTCGAGGCCGCCCGCGAGACACAAGCCGCGTGGAAGGACGAGCGCGCCAAGGTCATGGACGAGGAGCGCGGGAAGCTCGCCCAGACCCGCGGGCATCGCGCGTGGAAGCTGCTGACCACCGGCGAGGGCCTCGAGGACGCTGCCCCCGGCCGCACTTCCCTCAAGATCGACCCCGCCACCGTGCCGGCGGAATGGAAGGGCGACGTCACCGGGATGACCGACGAGACGGGCCTGCCGCTCGACGCCGTGGCCGAGATCCTCGGCTTCGACAGCGGCGAGCAGATGATCCAGCTGGTCGCCGGGGCGAAGTTCGCCGACCGCGATCTGCCGTCCAAAGTCAGGCAGATCATGTCCGAGCGGCACGGCGACATGGATATGGCGGCGCTGGCCGACGCCGCCAACGAGGCCGTCCACAGCGACGACACCCAGGAGGTGCTGCTCACCGAGTTCAGGGCGATGGCGGCAAAGGCTGGCATCCCGAACGTGCCGCCGGGGCTGACCAAGTGGATGGCCGCGCAGGCGCAGCAGAGGGTGCTTGGGCTGACCCGCCGTCAGCTGGACCCGATGCGCTGGCGCCGTGCGGAACTGAAGGCGGCGACCGACGCTGCGAAGGCTGCGGCGAAGGGCGACGCCACCAAGGCCGCGATCCACAAGCGGCAGCAGATGATGGCCGCGGCGATGCACAAGGCCTCGACGGACGCCGGGAAACGTATCGACGTCATCCGCCGCAAGCTGATGCCGTTCACCAAGAACGATCGCCGGGCCAAGCTGGGCAAGGCTGGTGATCTCTACCTCGACGGCATCGACCAGATCCTCGAGGACATCCAGCTGAAGCCGATGTCGGCTGCCTCCGTCCAGAAGCTGGACCGGCTGCAGAAGCTGGTCGAGGAAGCCGACAAGAACGGCGAGCCGCTGGTCCTGCCCGACAAGCTCCGCGCCATGCTGGGCAAGAAGAACGTCGCCGACATGACGCTTGAGGAGCTTGAGGGCGTTCACGATGCGGTGATGAACATCTGGCACCTGGCCAAGACCAAGAACGAGCTGAAGGCGCGGAAGGAGAAGCGCGACCTCGAGCAGGCCCTGACCGAGATGGAGGAGAACGCCCGGCGTGCGCTCGGCGATCCCAACGTCACGGTGCTCTTCACGAAGGGCTGGAAGGACCGCGCCGCCGCCAGGATGCGGAGCTTCCGCGCGGGCCTCGTCAAAATGGAATTCCTCTTTGGCTGGCTCGACGGCCAGCCCGATGGCGGCCTCATGCATCGGCTTATCTATCAGCCGATCGCCGACGCGAACAAGGCCAAGTACGACATCCTCGAGCGGTTCAACGAAACCATCATCGAGCGCATGCGGAACCTACCCAGTGAGCAGCAGGCGCGCTGGGAAAGCAAGCGCACCTTCATGGGCAACCCCACTGCCAACGGCGCAACGATCATCTCGGCCGCGCTGAACCTCGGCAACGAGGGCAACCGGCAGAAGCTGGTCGAAGGCTACAAGTGGAACGAAAAGCAGATGATGGCGGAGATCAACGCCTTCATGCGGAAGGAAGACTGGGATTTCGTCCAGCACGTCTGGAACGAAATCGACACGCTGTGGCCAAAGATCGAAGCAACGACCAAGGCCGCCACCGGCCTCGCCCCGGAGAAGGTCGTGCCAACGCCGGTCGTGACCCCGTTCGGCACCTACGCCGGCGGCTACTACCCGGTCGTCTACGACCCGGAGCAGACCGAGCAGCAATTCAAGAACCAGCAGGAGAGCGCCGGGCTCTTCACCAACAACTACGCGCGCCCGACGCTGGGCGACGGGTTCACCAAGGCCCGCGTCCAATACTCTGCGCCGATCAAGCTGGAGCTCTCCGTGATCTCGCAGCACCTCGCCGAAGTCGTCCACTATGTGACGCACTACGAGGCGATCACCCAGGCCGACAAGATCACCCGACACCCGCGCTTCCAGGCGCTGGTCAAGGGCCACATGGGCAATGAGTTCTACCGCACGATCCGGCCGTGGCTGCAGGACGTGGCGCGCGATCAGGACACGCCCGCGATCACCAATCAGGAGCCGTTTGCCAAGGCCATGCGCCACCTCCGCGGCGGCGTGTCGATCGCGTCTATGGGCTTCAACATCTTCACCGGCGTCAAGCAGCTGATCGGTGCCGTCCAGTCCCTCGACGCTATCGGCCCGAAGTATTGGCTCGCCGGGCTTGCCAAGTCATGGGCCTCGCCGAACGCGATCCAGAACTGGAAGTTCGCATTCGAGAACAGCCAGGAGCTCCGCCCCCTGGTGACCCAGCTCGACCGCGACATCAAGATGATCAACGACGCCTACGCGAGGCAGACCACAATGAGCCTCCCGGCGACGGTCGCGTCCTGGGCGTTCGAGCACATCGGCTGGCTGCAGGCGGCGGTGAACGTCGCGACGTGGCACGGGGCCTATGAGCAGGATCTCGCGCGGAATGGTGGCGACCACGAGAAGGCTGTCATGCACGCCGACGCCGTCGTCCGCATGACCCAATCGGCTGGCGCGGTGAAGGATCTCTCGCCGATCCAGCGCGGCTCCGAGATCAACCGCGCAGTGTCGATGTTCTACTCATGGTTCAACGTGCTCTACAACCGGCTCGAGGACGTTGCACGCCAGACCAAGAGCATCCGCGACGTGCCGAAGGCAGCAGCCCGTGTGGCCATCCTCGTGATGATGTCGTCGATGATCGAAGAGGCCGGGCGCCGTGCGTGGGAAGCCGTCGTGGACAACTACGACGAGGACGACGAGGAGCCAGGCTACATCCTGTCGGTGCTGCTCAAGAGCGCCGACACGGCGCTCGGCGCCATCCCACTGGCGCGCGTGTTCCTATCTGCCGAAGCGGCGTCGGGCGGGTTCACGCCGGATCTTGTCCCGGCGGCGGGTGTCGTCGATGACTACTGGAAGACGATGGGCGCCGCTTACGACTGGATGGTCGAGGGCGAGGCGCCGACGCGGAGCGAAGTGAAGCGCGCCGTGAGAACGGTGTCCATCATCGGCGGCGTGCCGCTGAGTGGCCCCTACAATTTCCTCGACGAGCTGTTCGGGGAAGCCGTCTTCGACGAACGCAAGAAGAACTAAGGAACCCCCAATGGCCAAGACCACAACCGCCACGGCCAAGCCGTGGAGGAAGGTGACGAAGCGCCGTCGCCGTCCGCACCCGTTGAACGGGAAAAAGAAACTCGGACCCAAGGAGATGCATAGATGAAGGTTTCGAAGGCGGGCCTTGAGATCATCAAGGCCCACGAAGGCTTGCGCCTGACCGCGTACCGCTGCCCGGCGGGCGTGTGGACGATCGGCTACGGGATCACCTCCGGCGCGGGCGTCGGCAAGGTGGCGCAGGGCATGAAGATCACCCAGGCGGAAGCCGAAGAGATGCTGAAGTCGGCGCTGGCGATCTACGAGCAAGGCGTCATCAAGGCTATCAAGCGCCAGCCGACACAGGCACAGTTCGACGCGATGCTGAGCCTCGCCTACAACATCGGCGTCGGGGCGTTCAGCCGATCGAGCGTCGTCAGGCACTTCAACGCAGGCGACATCCAGAAGGCGGCCGACGCCTTCCGGCTGTGGAACAAGGGCGGCGGCAAGGTGCTGCCGGGGCTGGTGCGCCGGCGGAAGGAGGAGCGCGACCTGTTCCTCAGCGCCAGCGCCCCAGCGAAGCCCGCAGAGCCCCTTCCTCCGCCGCCACCCCCTGCGCCCGTCCAGCCGCCGGAGCCCGCTCCTGCGCCTCCTGTGGCCCAGCCAGACCCCGCTCCGAAGATCGGTGCGTGGATCGCCACGGCAGCCGCCGCCCTCATTGCCGCCTTCGCGGCGTGGATCATGAAAGGATAGACCCATGAAGCTGATACCCGACTGGAAGGAAGCCTGGCGCTGGTTCTCGGTGCAGGCCCTTGCTGCCATCATCGCCCTGCCGATCGTCTGGGGCATGCTGCCCGCCGACGTGAAGGCCTTGCTGCCTGATGGCTGGGAGCCGTGGGTTTTCGTCGTGCTCGCGGCCGCCGGCCTCATCGGCCGCGTCATCGACCAGAACCGGACGCCCGCGGCGTGATCGCGGCCATCGTCAAGCTGCTGACCGGCGGGCTTGTCGATCGCGTCCTCGACCTCGGCCAGGCGTATTTCAAGAAGGAGATAGACAAGGCCGAGTTCGAGGCCCGCGTGAAGATCGCGGCGCAGGACACCGCCGCCAAGGTGGAGGCGTCATGGGCCGAGGCTTCGGCCAGCATCGCCCGCGCCACACAATCCACCCTCAAGGCCTCGCCCATCCTGCAACGGGCATGGGCGAGCGTCCTCTTTCTGCAGGCCGCCGTGCTGGTGTTCTACCAGATCGGCGCGCCCGCCTATCAGGTGATCACCGGCACCCCGTGGCCATCCCCCGGCATCAGCCTCGAGTGGGCCTACCTGCTCGTCGCCGCGATGATCGGGGCCGGGCCGTTGGTGATGAGAAAGTAGGAGTTCAAATGGCAGGCCCGAGCCTTACCGACGAGCAGTGCCTGGTCCGATATCGTGCAGTGAAGAAATTCGGCTCAGTGAAAGCAGCAAGCGAAGCGATCGGCGTCAGCCGCGGCGGCGTCAAGTTGGGGGTGCAGGAAGCAGAGAGACGAGGGCTGATCAAGGACGAGGGTCAAGATCTCATCTTGCCAGATTTCCCGGTAGACGACATCTCGATCAATAGACTGCTCGACCTGGCGGAGGAGCGTTCGCAACTCCGCATCCAGAGCTACGAAGCGCACACATGGTTCAACGTAAAGGTCAAAGAGGATCGACCGATCGGCATCCTGTGGTTCGGTGACCCCCACATCGATGACAATGGTTGCGACATAAAACTCCTGCGCCGGTACGCTCATCTGTGCGCGACGACAGACGGGCTCTACGGAGCCAATATTGGTGACACGACCAATGCATGGGCAGGGCGTCTTGCGGCGTTGTACGCAAAGCAGGACGCATCAGCAAAGACGGCGCGCAGGCTGGCCGCCTGGTTCATGCTGGACAGCGGCATCAAGTGGATGCTCTGGCTAATCGGAAATCACGACGCATGGGGTGATGGCGCCGAAATCTTGCAGCTGATGGCAGCGAAGCACAAGACACAGAAGATCGTTTGTCACGACTGGGAGGCGCGCTTCATCCTCCAGTTCAAGAATGGGTGCGAGATCCGCGTAAACGCCGCGCATGACTTTGCTGGGCACAGCCAATGGAACCCTCTCCACGGGCCAACGAAGGCGGCAAAGTTCGGAGATAAAATCGATCTTCTGGTCGCGGGACATCGGCATCACTGGGCGATTAGTCAGTTCGAACTGGCGGAGCAAGGATCAATCCCTGTGATGATCCGGGTGAAGGGCTTCAAAACCTATGATGACTATGCGCGCAGGCTCGGGTTCTATGAGCAGAAAGAAGGCGCCGCCATCCTGACTATAATCGACCCGACAGCCACTTCCCAGGCCGGCAGGG